ATAATGAGAGGTTGTTTACGTATCTTGGTAAAGAGTTTGAGGATTGGCTGTGAAGATATTCATAATCGGGATGCACAGATCAGGCACAAGCCTTGTTACCGGGCTGCTCCACAAATGCGGCCTCTATCTTGGCAATAACTTGCTGATGGGTGCAAGGGATAATCCAAAAGGCCATTTCGAGAACCGGGAGTTTATCAGGATAAATAACCAGATATTGTTTTCAAATTTAGGCGACTGGAAAAGGCCGCCGGAGAAGCTCGTATATAAACAGCATATAATAGATAGGGCGAAATTGTTTCTTTCCGGCTTTCCGGAAGACAGGAACTGCGGTTTTAAAGATCCCAGGCTGTGCCTTACGTTTCCTTTCTGGCATCACATCACAGAGCCTGAGCCCGTGAAGGTCGTTTATGTGCGCAGGCCGGTCTCTGAGATTGCTGCCAGTTTGAAAAAAAGGAATAACATACCTTTGGATAAAGGTAAAAAGCTGGCAGAAACGTATATATTAAGAGCAGAAAAAGCCATAAAAAGCACAGGGGTCTGGACAACCGATGTCTATTTTCACGACTTTTTTAAGCCTGGGTGGAAAGTAAAGCTTTGCTATCTTTGTTCTATTTTGGACTTGGAGTTTCCAAAGAATGTTCTGCAGGAACTAGCAAGAAAAATTGAAAAGGAATTTGACCTTAATCATAAACAGGAAAAAATCAGATTGAGGCAAATCATCATCCTCCATTTTGATAAGTTAGGATATGATATTTATTATGACAAATAATAAAAAGATCCAATTTGTTGTTGTCTCCTGGCTCGATGCCGAGCGGTTTCTCGGAGTCTCTAAGAAACGGTTTGCCGTAAAGATCCGCTCTGAGAAATGGGTCAAACGGAGATGCAGGATATTCAAGCAGTTTACACTGCAAAGCCTTCTAAGCCAATCGTTTGATGATTTCAGAGTGTGGCTCTACTGCGGCCAGGCGCATAGAAACATAACGTCAAGCTATGATTTTGGAGATAGGGTTGAGGTTGTCTATGATTACGGAAAAAGCCGGATAGAGGAGCTTCAAAGCCAGTGGCTGTCTCTAACGCGGATAGACTCTGACGACTGCTTTCACAAAGACGCGATGCTTGAGGTTAGAGACAGGACTATCATGACAGATCGCAAAACGACGATGGGGTTCCGCGATCTCATACAGTGGAATATCCTGCATAATTTCGTATCGGATATCAGGATAATCGTTTCCCCGTTTACGACTCACTGCTGGCCGAGGTCGCAGTATAAGAACTGGCAGCGGTTATGCAGAGAACAATTCGGAGCATACAGGAATCCGCAGCAGCGGCTGAGTCCGAGAAAAGTCTGCATCATCCGGCACCGGGACAATGTGACCTGGAATCGTATCGGAAAAGACCCGGCAAGCAGGCGGTATTTTTTAGAAGAGAAAGCGAAACGGAATAATTTCATAACTGATAGAAGCAAGATTATCGGCATCTTGAAAGACTATGGGATACGGAAAGAGCAGGTGCCTGGAGGAGATAACTGATGACAGACTTTTGGACTTATTGGCGGGTGCGAGCGAAGAGAAGAAAAAAGCAGATAACCAGGAATATCAAGGGGCTTAAAAATTATGAGACACTGCTTTATATCGGGGCCAACAAAAACAGGCTTGAGATGATTGATCTGTTTTATGGCTGGAATTACAAGATCGATGTTTTGGAGGCTTGGGAGTCTAATGTTAAAGGGCTTGAAGAACTTAACGCGCAGTACGGGATTTTCAGGAACATCATTCATGCTGATATCATGAATAATGGTATAGAAGGGATGCTTGACAGCTATGGCGTTGTCATGTTCTGGCATGGGCCGGAGCATGTGGAGCGAAAAAAGCTGCCGAAACTTATCAAGAAGCTTGAATCTCTGGCAGCACATTACGTGATCATGGCGGCTCCTATCGGACGGTATGTGCAAAAAGAGGTTGACGGGAATCCATACGAAAGGCATCGCAGTTATTTGAATGTGAAAGATTTTAAAAGATTCGGTTATAAAGTTGACTGCATAAGAAAAGATAAGCCGAGAGGATCAAATATGGTTGCATGGAAGGAGATGAGTTGATAATAGAAAAAAGCAAACCGTGGCTCGTTCCAAATTCTGTTATATTCCTGGAGGCGGTCTTGACTTCTGATTCCAGTGTTTTAGAGGCTGGCGCCGGCGCTTCAACTGTATGGTTTGCCAAAAGAGCAAAACACGTGCTCTCATTTGAGCATAACAAATCCTGGTATGACAATGTTAAAGAAACGCTTGAATATCATGGGATTAAAAACGTTGATCTCAGGCATGAGCCGGAGTATCCGAAAAAAGGACTTACGATCGAAGGATTATTTGATGTGATTCTCATTGACGGGCGCGGCCGGGTAAAAACTGCTATGAGCATTTTGCGCAATCTAAAAGCCGGAGGGTATCTAATTCTTGACAATGCGGAGCGCGCAAAATATGATAAAATCATAAAAGTAATGAGAGCGCTGAAATATCCATCAATAACTTTTACGGATAAGTGGATAACAATGCTCTGGAGAAAAGGGGGATAAAATGGCTATTGGATGGCTCGTAAATCAGGCGGCAGCACAGACATATTTTGATACAGAAAGGCTAAGGACCGACTGCTGGGATGTGATAGGTGCCGAGTCTGCAGGTTCGATACTCCAGGCGAAAGTACTCCTAAACGCATACAACAGGCTCTATTACGATCCGCGTTTCAGCCTGCCGACATATGCCGAGGCAAGCGCATCTGAGCTTGTTATCCTTACAAAAGCGCAGTGTGAGATGGCTTATTATCTCTGCTGTCACCTGAGAGATGAGGACAGGCGGAAAGGTATCCAGGCGCAGGCGGTAATAAAAGCAGGGATCATCAAAGAGGATTATTATGCGGACATGCTGATGAGCCTGCCGATTCCGCCATTCGTACTTGCGCTTCTTAAGCCGTGGATAAAAGCCAAGCATTTCATGATTACCGATATTGACAGGGATGAGGATGAGTGTGTTGATGAGACAGATGTTATAACTTGCGGTGAGGACGAGGGGGTATAATGGCAAAACGGTCTGTCGGGCTTATACCGGAGAGAAAAGACCTGTCATTGATAACGAAATTCTATGACAACATTTCAAGGCAGATTAAATCCGTTGTTATGGGACTGCTGTCTGACGGTTATTCCGAAGCCGGCGCGATGCGCGTCAGGCAGAAAGTTGAAGCGCTTGTCCACAGGCTCAATGTTTTTGCCTCCGGCTGGACAAGGAAAGCTCTGCGCGATGCATACAAGGAGGCGATGAAAATAGGCATAGTCAGGATGCAGGTTTTAGGACTTGAGCCTAATCCGGAGTTTGACAAAAACGTTCATAAAAAAACAATTGATACATACAGGGACGATACTTTTGATATACTTGTAAAAGCCAATGATTCGATAATCGAGAATGTCAACGCATTACTTTTCATGGTACGCGCCGCATCTGAGAAGATGGAGCAGTTCCAGGCATGGGATATGCGGGATGAGGTTGTGGTATCAAATCTTATGGACGAGCTAATAGCTGCCGGCGAGACAAGGACTGCTGCAAAAAAAGCTGTGCTGTCGCATTTTGCAAAGATCATGGGCGATGGCAATTTCATCAACATCAACGGACGCAACTATAATCTGAAAAATTATGCCGAGCTTGTAGGCCGGACAAGGCTCCGGAAAGTGCAATCACAGGCAACCGTCAACCTTGCGAAACAGTACGATAACGACCTGGTTGAGGTATCAGATCATAACTCAGAATTCGATGATATCTGTCTTGAATATGAGGGCAATGTTTACAGCCTTTTCGGGAAAACTCCTGGTTATGACGTGCTTTCGGACTATCCTCCCTGGCATCCGAACTGCGAGCATAGTATTTTCCCGACATCAGAAGAGGCAATATCGCTGAGAGGTTAACATGGCATTTACAATGTTAGAAGTTTACGAGATAGACGACCTGGAGATTCTTTTCTATTCCGGCCGGAACAAGTATAACCAGCTGACATACAAGTCCGTTAAAACCAAAGGCTATATCGATTGGAAAACAAGACTTGTAAGAGACATCGCAGGCGAAGAGACGGTATCATCTGCAACGATATACATCAACCATCCGCGAAAAATCACACATAAAGACTACATCAAAATTGACGATGTGCGGCACAGTGTGATAAATATGGTTGAGGCAAAAGATTTCAGCGTAAATCATCAGGAGGTATTTATAGCGTGAGTAGCAAGCCTTTTACTATGGATTTTAAAGCTTTCGATAAGGACTTGAAAAAGCTGATAGAAAAATCCGCACCGGAAGAGATAAAAAAAGGGCTGTTCAAGGCGGCATCCGAAATGCTGCATGATGCAGACAAGAAAGAGCCGAAGACTCCGTTTCTCAAAGGCGATCTTCGGGGTGCGAAAATCGTGAACGTAAAAGAGACGAAAAATGAGATATACTCAGAACAGGGTTATAATATTATTTATGCGGCATACCAGCACGAAAAAGAGAAAGGCCAGCAGTCGTCTTACAATCTTCCGGGATCAGGGCCGAAATTCCTGGAGACGAAAATGATGCAGTATAAAGAAAAATACGTGAAAATAGCAGCGCTTCATCTTGAGAGGCTTCTGAAATGAGCGCTGCGCCAAACGAGCTAATGCTGGTTGAGGTCGGCAATTGCATTGAGCTTATGACTGGTGGTGCTTTTGTCCTGGGCGATACTCTGCTTATTGGTTGGCGTCCGCAGGATGCGCCTGACAGGGTTGCCGTTGTGTTGGAGCAGGCCGGCGGAGAGGTGCATCCGGACCTGCCGGACCGCGTCGATCTCCATGCACAGGTGTTGACAAGGAGCTATGATTACCATGAGGCGCGCGACGATGCTTATGCTGTTTTCCGGGCAATTCACGGTAAGTGCTGTGATGCGCTGCCGATTGAGAGCGGCGCTAATTACAAGAATGAAATAATAGACGCAATAGCCGCTCCTGCCTATATCGGGCAGGATGAGAAAGGCAGGTTTGAATTTTCGACAAACTATGTCTGGCTATTCAAAGAGGCTCCGTAATTGGGCCTCTAAAATAAATGGAGGTATAAAATGGGTCAAGAACTACCTATGGGTGACATTTCGTCTGCTGAGATTGTCTGGGGTTACGGCGAGAGCGGACCTCTAACGCTGAGTCCTTTCTACGGCGCTGTTACACTCTCGATTACAGAGACGATGAATGATGTGCAGGAAGAAGCACACGGCGATGCACCTGTCGATTCTGTGAAAGGCGGAACGGTGATAGAACTTACATGCCCGATGGCGCGGTCATCTCTTGATCAGCTCAAGGTTGCAATCGACGGGCCGATATCCGGAAACGAGATTACGATCAAGAACAAGGCCGGCTGCAATGTAAGAGACAGAGCAAAAGCGGTTGTCATCAAACCGATGTGCGACGGCGTGCCAGGAAGTGACAAGTCAGGCTGGATACATCTCTATCACTGCTTTCCTTACCGTGCGATCGAGCTAACGTATGACAGGTCAACACAGAGGGTTTTCAATGTTGTATTCAAAGTATTTGTCAGCCTTGAGAGCGGCCAGGTAGGAGAATTTGGGACAATCGGTGTCAACTAAGGGGTCGCAATGAGAGCAAAATTTAAGACAGCAAAAAGTATCTATAAGCCGCTTGAGATCGAGATCGATGATAAGGTCTATATCTGCAAGAAAATAACCAAAGATTTTCTTGAGAAATTCCTGTCATACGAGAAAGCTGCAATAGAAGGTGATCTTGATTCGCCGTACCAGCAGGCTAATTTTGCGTTCGGAATACCGGTGAAAATTCTCCACAAGCTGGATGCTCCTGAAGTGCGTGACATAAACGCTATGGTCCTAAGCGCAATCACGGACGCTGAGAAAGTCGAGGCGCAGACAGAAAAAGGCCCAAATTCGGAAAGTCCTGGAGACTCAAGTTAGCGATCGTTTGCTCTGAGTTTCCAGGACTCTTCCATTACAGCGATTTCGATTCTCTGGACTTGAGAGATTTGGAATTCTGGTATATTCAGGCTGAGAAATTGAAATTGAGCAAAAAACAGAACAGGCTGGTTGAGTACAGGCTGGCTATGCACGGAAAAATGGAAGACGTCTCACAAGAACTTATGCAGATCAAATGGGGCCTCAAATCTCTGGATAAACCTGGAGGAGTAAAATAATGGCCTTTAACGTCGGTGCAATAGTCTCAAAATTGACGCTGGATAAGTCTGGCTGGACAAAATCACTTAAATCGGTCGAGAAAGATCAAAAAAGTATGCAGGGTATGTCTGACAAGACTGCCGGAAAATTCAAAAAAATGGGAGCTGCAATGACGATCGCAGGAGGTGCGATCATCGGAGCGCTTGCAGGTGTAACAAAAGCTTTTGTTAATACGGGAGATGAGATAGAAAAGACAAGCAGAAGGACAGGAATAGGAACAGAGGCACTTTCAGAGTTAAAATTTGCCGCAGAATTATCGGGAGCATCAATGGCAGACCTTGAAAAGGGCGTCAAAAGGATGTCTGGGACAATCTTAGATGCCAAATCTGGGCTGGAAACTTATGCTAGAGCTTTTAGGCAAATTGGAGTATCTATCGACGATCTCATGAAAATGAATCCTGAACAACAATTTATTACCATCTCAGAGGCTATTGCCAGAATTGAAGACCCAACAGTGAGAGCCGCCCTTGCTCAGGATATGTTTGGAAGAGCAGGAACAGCTTTATTGCCAATGTTTGATAGAGGCGCTGATGGCTTGAAAAAAATGAGAGAAGAAGCCAGAACCTTGGGCATTGTTTTTTCTGAGGATGCAGCAAGGTCTGCAGCAGACCTTAGAGATGCTCAGCATTCGCTAGGCCAATCAATAAAAGGCGTCGGCCTTACTATTGCTAAAGAGTTAGCTCCTTATTTAACTGAAATAATTAAAAAGATGACGGCAACGGTTGTGAAGGTAATTGATTGG